TAGAAGAACAACTACGTTTCCAAAATCCAGATTTAGCTGAATTGTTTAGAACTGCCCTTGAACGGTTGCTTGAGGAGAAGCAACTTGGATATTCCGAAGAAGATGGATTGGGAGAAGAGATGGGATCTGATGCGGGTCATGTCCCAATGCCTGGTGTAGGTGCTGCCTCGCCAATGATGCAGGGTGAAGAAAACGCTGGCATCCCAGTTCAAGAAGCGGCCGCCATGACTAGCAAATTCCAGCAAATGTTTGGTGGGCAACAATAATTTTATTTATGAAGTTTTATGAAAAGGAATATGAAAATTATTATACCTCTGAAATAGAATTAGCCAAGTGTAAAACACACCTGATTGGGAATTTGGCTGGCTGTGAATTTAAAGAATATGCTGGTTATTTCAAGGATGTAGTTAATGGACAGCAAGTCGCTTTGTTTGACAATTGGGTTAAATTTGAATGGTTGCGTTCTAGGTTTGTTTATAATGGGAAAAAGTATTTTAACCCAGTAAATAAAAAATATTTTTCTGGATGTCGTATTGGGTGTCAATCAGCATTTGAAGGATTGTTTAAACTTTATCTCAACGAAGATTTAAAATTTATTACAAGGAATTTTTATTTTGTAGGGGTTAGGACATACTTCGAGGATTTTTTCCCAGATTTTTATAATCGAAATCCATATAAAGAAAAACTAGAATACCCGTATCAGTATATGAGTTTTAGCAGTTTGTTGCTAGTCCTGAACATGGTAAATCGTATGGAATTTCTCAAGCACGGTGAAGAGGAACAGATGACATACGCTGAATTTATGGACTTCATGATTAATCACATTAAGTGCCATAACGATGAAGTCGGGTATACTCATTACGATATTTATTGGAATAATACTAAATTGCCTGTAATAAAAAAGAATAAGGAAAAATAATATGAAGACTAAACTTAAGCCAGTGGTGTTTACTTATGGTCCAAATGACTATCACCGCGATAATAAACTCCAACAAAATTTACTTATAAAGGCGTTGCAATATACAACCGATATAAATGAATTGAAGAAAGCCGCTGGACTGAAGACGGCTGCTGAAGTGTATAGAACATTGGACAAGATTGCAATTAGGAAAGAGTTTCACGAAGCTTTGGCCATCCACGATCTTAGTTTATACAAGATTGTTGGTGGCATTAAAGAGATTTGTGAATTAAGTCGATTTGACTCAGCGAGGTTGAGAGGATACCAAATTTTATTAAAAGCTCTTGGATTAAGTGATTATAGGGAAGAAACTCCGAGCTCTGAGGGATGGGAAGATTTGGTTCTGAAAAAGGTAGCGAAAGAGCTTGAATCTGGCAGTGAGAAGAAAGAAGCAGTGGAAGCCTATTATCAAGTTGTTGAACCAGAAGTTCCAGAGTCAGCAAAAGAAAGGATAAAAGAGGAGCAAGAAGTTGGCAAGAGTTTGTATGAATAATTTTTATGAAGGAAGAAATTTTAAACAAGTTAAACGATCCAAAATTTTATTTGGAGAATTTTTGCCAAATTAAAAGTAAGAAGGGAGGGATGATCCCCTTTATCTTGAATGAAGCGCAAAAAGATTTATTCAACGCTTTGCGCAATCATCGACGTATCATTGTATTAAAAGCGAGGCAATTGGGATTTTCGACGGCCGTATCAGGTTGGATATACCACACTACTATTATGAACCCAGGCGTTACATCGGCATTGATTGGTTATAATAGTGATTTGGTATCGGAGTTGCTTGATAAAATTAAGACATTTTATCGGACTACTCCAAAGGGACTACGACCAACAATTAAGTACGACACTAAATACGAAATCAGTTTCCCGAAGATGGATTCTAAGATTATGATTTTGCCGTCAACGGAGAACGTAGGAAGTGGATATACCTTGCATAATGTTTTATTGACTGAGTTGCCCAAGATTGAGAAGCCAGAAGAGAAAATGGCTTCTTTACTACCAGCTATTCCTATTACTGGAAAGCTAGTAATAGAAAGTTCGCCTAAGGGAATGGGGAATCTTTTCCATAGAATGTGGGTTAACGATAACGAGTATCTTAAAAAGGAATATGGTTGGTGGTGGGGCTATAGCGAGGAAGAGATAGCCAAAATCAAAGCTGATATTAATGATCCGCAAATTTTTGCCCAAGAATATGAATTGACGTTTCTTTCTTCTGGTAGACCTGTCTTTGATATGAATTTGCTGATTAAACAGAGGCAGAATATTTTACAGGTCGGAGACATCGTCCCGTTGCCAAATGGTGAAAAGCACATGGTTTATGAAGATGATGGTTGGAGGTTTTATAAGCAACCTACTTTTGGTGGAATTTATGCCTGTGGAGGAGATGTTTCTGAGGGTATTATGGGTGGCGATTACTCAGTCGCGATTATTTGGGACAGACGAAATGGAGAAGAAGTTGCGATGTATAGAGGACACATTCCCCCCGATAGGTTCGCAGAAACTTTGAATAAGGTTGGGCGTAAATATAATAATGCGCTGATGGTGATCGAGTCCAATAACCATGGATTAACCACTATTACAAAATTATTTAAAGATCTAGTATACCCATCTCCATATTTCAGGCAAGACAAATTAGAAGGAGTCAGTCTATCTTTCTCTGAAAAATTGGGATGGAAAACAAGCAAGGTGACAAGGCCAAGAATGATTGATGACTTTGCAGCCGCTTTGCGAGAAAATTCATTATTAATCCATAGCAAAGAGTTGTTAGATGAAATGACGATTATGGTTTATGACGATAATGGTGACATCGTCGCCCAATCGGGCTTTCATGATGACTGTGTATTCGCGGCTTGTATCGGGTTCCAAGGATTTAAGGTTTTATATGGAAAAGAATTAAGCCAATTAAATTATCATAATTATTTACCAAAGACGTTCGCTTATTAAGAGTTAATTATCGAAAAATATGGCAGAAACAATTTATATGCCAGAAAATTTTAGCCAGAAAGAAGTTGATTTGATTAGAAAATTTAAAACTCAACTTGATGATGCGCGACAATATTTCTTGGGCGTGATTAAGCCAAGGCTTGATCGTTCATATAAACTTTATATTGCTGATAATACAGACAGAGCGAAGGAAATTCAAAAATGGCAAGCTAATATTGCTATTCCTTATGTACACGCGGTAGTCGAAACTTTAAAACCGCGTATCCTTGATGCTAGACCAGAGTTCACAGTGCAAGGCAGAACTAACGACGATCAAGACAAAGCTTCACGACTGCAATATCTGAACGATTATACATGGGAGATTTCTGAGGCTGATAAAGCAGCCGAATTGATTACTAGCTCAGCTTTAATCTATGGCACTGGCTTTATGCAGGTTGGGTGGAAGAAAGATGTTCGTAAGCATAAGTTTTTGAGTACTAATGATTTGTTAAATAAAAAATATAAATGGGAAGTGAAAGAGCAAGTTTTTTATGACGCTCCTTTTATTGAATGGGTAGATAATTATAATTTATGGTATGACTGGCACAATGTTGAGTCAAAGAGTAAACAATATTGGTTCAAAAGGTTGGTTTTGACTGGGGCTGAGATTAAAAGACGTTATCCAATGGCCGAGAAGAAGCGATTGGATATGGCGTTAACTAAAAATGGCGGAGATTTGGAAGACTATGGATCAATTAGAACATTGGTTAAATTAGAGCATGAAAAAATTACTAAAGGGGCTGATTACCGTAAAACTGGTGGAAGTTTAAGCAGTTTGAAATATCAGAATCAAAATGATTCAGATTTACGAATGTATGAAGTATTCGAGTGGTTAAGGCCGTTTGAAGATTCTTACGCAGTTATGGTCGGTGAAGTACCTATTTTAAAAGGGGCGGAAATGCCAATGCCCTATGACTTTAAGGAAGCTTGGTTCATTGATGTTCCTTATTTAAGAATCCCAGGTGAGTTTGAAGGATATGGACTACCAATGCTTTTAGAAAATCCACAAATCATGTTGAACATGATTAAAAATCAACGATTAGACGCGATGACTTTGACGGTCCACAAAATGTGGATTATCAATCCTTTGTCTAATATAGAAAAGGAAGATTTAGTTTCAAGACCGATGGGCATTATTTACTCAATTGATCCACAGGGAGCTAGGGAAGTTCAAATGTCAGACATTAAGCCTAGTGCTTACAAAGAAGAAGAATCACTTAAGAGTGATATGCGATATGGTTCTGGAGTTGATGATTTCTCTATGGCCGTTGGTGGGAATGCGGCTAGTGCGACTGAGGTTAGGCACTTACGTGAGTCCACCCTAGAGAGAGTCAGGTTGTTCATTAACCACTTAGGAGAAGGATATTCTAAGGTAATGAGATATTGGATTTCAATGTATAAGCAATTTTGGACAAAGGAAATGATGGTTAGAGTCGCTGGTGATGACGGTGAATTCGAATTCCCAATAATTGAGAAGGACGACTTGATGGGTCAATTTGATTTTAAGGCTAGTGTTATTCCGTCTATCGCTGGACAAAATGATGTTAAGAAAAAGCAAGACATGGATTTGTTCCAATTATTAATTGCTTTGCCATTCGTTGATCCGGAGAAATTGGTTACTAAAATTTTACATGATTGGAATTGGAATATCAATTCAATTAAAAGGGTTCAGGAAGAAATGGCTGGACAAATGCCAGGTGCTGATCCGATGGCGCAAGGTTTGCCTCCTGGCGCAGAGGGTCTTCCTGGGATGGAAGGATCCCCTATCAAGGGTGGTAAAATTGCTAGTCAGTCAGCTAGGGATGCGCTTGGAATGTTGGGTTCAGCTAAATATGCTGGCGCTGGCGCTGGCCAATCTCCAATGGGCGAATTGGGTTCTCCGGTGAATTTGCTTGGCGCGGCTGGTCCACCTCCAACTCCGAAAGGGATACCAGCTCCGTCTACTAGTAATCCAAGGGGATTTAATCGAGGAGGAAAAGTTAATACAAATATACCGCTTCGGGAAACCACAAATCCAGAAGCCCAATTAATGAATCAAAGTCGAAATATTCAATCGTAATAATTTATTAATTAAATGAATTTATTTATGGATAATTTGATTGAAAAATTAAAAAAAGAAGCGCCAGAAACATTGAAAAAGCCACTTGGTAAAGATTTTGACGCTAAAGAAGCTTATTTGAAAGCTTTGAATCAATATGAAAAATTAGGACATTGGGCTACCCCTAGTCCAGATTTATCAAACGAGGATAAAGCTTTGTATAAGAAATATAATAGAAATAAAATAATTTCTTCTGTTTCTAAATATCTTTTGCAGAAATATGCAAGTAATTTGTCTCCTGAATTAACAACATTAGCTAATTCTTTAGTAGGCAAGTATAAAGAAAAATTAAAAAAGGCAAAAAAAATAATAATTAATTAAATAGAAAAATATGAAACAACAAGATGAAGAAATGACAAATGAGGTAATGGCCAATTTATTATTTGAACTTTCAGAAACTAATTATTGGCCTGCTGTTCTTAGATATTTGCGTTTGCGTTGTGTTTACGTGGACAATGTATTGCGGGCGGAAGATCCAATTAAGAATCCGACTAAAGTGGCTAGAGAACAAGGGAGAAGA